TCGCCTTTTTCTGCGTCGTGGAATGGGCCAAGGATGGGGTCTGACCTGGTTACGCCTTTCGGTATCCGTACACGGTGACGGTCCCCCCCGTCATGGTGCCAACGTTTGGCGCAAGTTTGATTCCCGTGTAAGAACTTGCTGTCGTGTGTTTTCCACCGTAAACACGCAAATAAGTATCGTCCGCTGAAATCACGTTGTAATACGTTGAGACACTCAAAAAGGGATTGAACAAGTCAAATGCGCCGCCGTAGTTAGTGGCTGACAATCCCATGTCCCAAACAGTTGCGTTATACCCATTCACAGTCGTTGATGCATATGTGAGATAAATGCCTGTTTGCGAATAATTCGTGGTGGCTGCTGTTCCGCCGCTATCAACTAATTGGAGCACAAGTGCCGATGTTCCGGATGAGCCGTCCACATTGCTCAACACGCATTTGTAGGCATCGAACGACGTGTTGAAACAATTCTGAATTGTCACGCTAGACACCGCCGACCCGACCGTTGTGCTGGTGACGTACACGAGGCCGCTGTTCGCCAAATACGTGTTCGTATCCGACGCAGTCAGAACCTCACCCACCGCAAACGTCTTGATAGCCATATCAGAATCCTAACCTGTTGTTATTGAGGGTGCCCAGAACCGCATTATCGAGAATCAAATAATCGTTCAAGATTGCGCCAGAAACGTAGAGCGTCCAACTAACCCGAGACGGCGTAGCAGACAAAGCCGCCCCCTCGATCACACATGTGTACGTCTGTCCACGAAACACAATCGGCACCTGTAAGCCGACACCCAAATGAAAACCTTGGCTATTGGCAAGCGTCAACATTGAGTCAAACCCGGCAGCCGCTTTTGCTTCGTCAATGTAAACATGAATAGAAGAAACAGCCAATGCAGGCGCGTTGTACAAGTTCAAGTAGTAATTGGCCAGATCCGTGGCGGTGCCAGTACTTGACGACCATGTGTTTATTGTGAAATTGCGGTACGGCGCTGAACCACTGCTAGCGATTTGCGGTGCAAAGGCGTCCGGATCAACAGTGATTTGCGTGAAGTAGTTTTGTGCAATGGAATCAAATGTGACGTTGTTGTACGCAATCGTTTGCGCGCCGGGAACGTCGGAGAAGTGTGCAGTGCTAGTGGTGTAAACGCCGATAGGCGCGTAACCGCTCAATGTGGCTGCTTCGAGATCACCTATGCGACCTGCAAATGTGAACGCCATTTGGTTCAGCCAGTCAGCCCATGACCCATTGACAGTTGCCGCCGACGCACTTTTTCCGCTGAATGTGGTGCTGTCGACGGGTACCACAAACACGCCTGATTGTGTTGCGGCTGTCACCAATTGAGACTCAACTGTGTTGGCAGCCATGGCGTATCCGTTACCTGAAGTGCGCGCCAATTCTGCCAAAGCCCCTTCACCGGTGATTGTCAGATAGTCAGCGTTGCCGACTCCGCTTTGATACGGGATGCCGTATTCGACGGACACATCGGTGATTTTTCCGATGAAGATTTCAGTGAAATACGAGCCGGTGCCTGTTTCGGCCATGGTGATGGCTAATCGTGCGCCGGGGACTGCTGCTGTTACAGGACTGGCGTAACCGGTTGGGTAACGGCAAACAATTGTGCAAGTTGTCGCAGTGAAATTGTCAATTTGTGCTCGACGGCCAGCGTTGACGTTGACTGTTTGCACATTCGTCAGCGTTGTTGGTGACCCGGACGGCCCGACCTTTACGTCAAAATTGAAAAGCATGATTAGCCAATCGGTGAAACTCGGATTGGCACGGATCCGTTTTGTCTCATGTAAGCGCGTAGTGCGTCAACTACGGCGTTGGGATCGCCACCGTTCACCTCAACGTTTACAATGGTTTGCCCCATCGTGCCACCGATAGACGGGTCAATCTGATCAAGGCTCAACATGGCGATAGGGATTTCGCCGTAGCCGGGGCCGACATAGCCGTCAGGCCCGGTCAGGCGGGGCGCAGCCGCAGCCGCGGCCGCACCGCCAGTAGCGGCTTTGGCGGCGCCAGCAACAATGCCAGCCCCCAACCCGGTGCCAGTCCCCGTTCCTCCCCCAGTGGTGCTAACGGGGGATTCAATGGCGCGGATGCTGCCCGTGGTGCCTCCACCGTCTGCGCCGAGCCGCCCAAATGACACAGCGCCCAACGGTTTGATGTCGCTACCCGGTTTGACAAGGTTGATACCAGCAATGACAAGGTTGATGGCCTTGATCCATGCGTTAGCCATAAACTCGAAATAGGTTGCCAGCCCGTTGACGACGGTTCGGACGACGTTGCGGAAACCCTCAAACTTTGTGTACGCAACCGTAAGCCCGGTGACGAGGGCGGCGATACCGACCGCAATCAGGCCGAACGGGTTCAAAGCCATAGCCGCGTTTACGGCGAGGATGGCGGTAGCGACAGCGCCGATAGTGCCCGCAATAATGGTGAACGCTTTGGGGTTGTCCTGCGCCCAATCCGCGGCCTTCTGCAAATACGGCAGCACCTTTTGAAGCACTGGGAGCAGCGCCGCCCCAATGGACTCTTTTGTCTCGTCAAGGGACAGTTTCAGTTTGGCAAACCCGCCCGCGGCCGTGTTGCTTGCTTCCTTGGCGGCCCCACCGAACGTGCCCGTCATTTTTGCAAACACTTCTTCAAGGGTTGCGCCGCCCTTGATCATGTCGCGCACTGACGGGTCCAGTTTGGCTAGCGCCGCTGTGTTTCCCCCATAGGCGCGTTCCAGCGCCTTGCTGACCGTTTCAAGGCTGACACCCTTAGCGGCGGCAATGTCCATGGCAAGGCTGGCAGCGTTCTGCGCCTCATTGACATCTTTTGTGACGCGGACAAGGCCAGCCAGCGCCGGCCGCAACTGGTCATCCGTAATGCCAAGGTTGCGGCCCTGAGCGCTGATGTATTTCTCGACGCTTTTGATTTGGTCATCGGTCGCCCCGGTTGTGGCCTTCAACTGGCGCGCAAGCATCTGCTGCGATTTTTCGTCGTCCATTGCGGCCTTGACCGCGTCGCCCATTGCGGCAGCCAAACCCGCCACCGCAGCCGCCGCTGGCAAGGCGGCCTTCTTCAACGCAAACTGCGCCTTCTCGCCTGTGGTCTCTAACTGCTTGAACTGGGCGATGGCTTTGCTGACGCCCTTTCCGTCAAACTCGGAAACGATAGGGATGGAAATAGCCATTAGATGTTCCCCACCATTCTGTTTGCCTCGCGCATTACACGGTCCACAAGGTCGCGGATTTTGTCATGCACGTCGTTTGCTTTGCGTTCGTACGCTTTCCACATTGCGCGGGACGGCGACCCGTACCGTTCAGTCAATGCCTGTGCCATCGGTGAACCAGACTTGGCTTTGCCTGCCATGTCAAACACAGCAGCCTCCGGCCCTGTCCATTTCATGCCGAAAATTGCGAGGTTCTGTCGAAACCCCAGCCCTGTGTCGCGCACCTTTTTGCCAGACGTAAACGGCACAATAGTTCGTGTTGCTACGTTGTATTTCCACGGCAAAATAGTCGCCCCGGATCTGGTCTCCCACTCACGGATCATGCCCGACAACGGCGGCTTTTCGGGCACCAACTGTTTCGCTTCCGTCACTACTGGTGCCATGATTTCCTTGAAATCTTTGGTGATTTGGCGGCGCAAGTTCTTGTCAGTTGCATTCAGGATTTTGAGCGCGTCCTTTAGCCCGACCACTTCAATGCTCGTTTGTGGGGTCATCGCTGCTTCCTCGCTTGCTCGTTCAAGATAGTAACAACCGTGGCTAGGTCACGCCCCTCAAACGGTATCTGCGGTGGCCAGTACCCGGTAGAGACAAGCACCACCGCTAGCGAGTAGTGGTACGAGCCTTTCAGGAAGGGTTTTCGGGTTCCTGCCCCACAACCTCGATGGAAGCCAGTTTCTTGACGTAGTCGTCAAACACTGCGGGAACGGTGATGCCAGCCTGTTTGCAGGACTCGAACGCCATAAACGCCAGATCTTCGACGCCGATGCCGGCGGCCAGTTCGGATGCTTTGCGCTTGTATTTGCGTTCCCATGCGACGACGACGTACAGGTTGGTGGTGACGGTGTAGTCGTCGCCGTCGTTGGTGGTGACGTGCAGGTTGAGTTGCATTGGTTCTCCCTTGGGTTGTGTGTAGGTCAGGTGACGTCGCGGACCCATGTGCCGCCGGTGAACGTGGCGGTGACCATGGCGAGTTCGCCGACGGTGCTGGCGATCGGGGTGAAGTTTTCCAGCATGGCGTTGGTGATGATGTATTCGGGGTTGCTGGCGGACTCTGTGGTGCCGGACGGGCTGATGGTCAGCACGGTGGTGCCGGTGCCCACGCAGGACGCGAGGATGCCCTCCACCTCGGATGCGCCGTAGGAAAGGAACATTTCCAGCGTGACCTCGACGCTCTGAAGGCCGCTGACAAAACGGTGGCCGGTGTCGCCCATGGCGGTGGACTCCAGCGGGTCGTAGCCGACTGTGATGGTGACGCTGCGGCACTGGTCTGACAGGTCGGTGGTGGTGACGCCCTGCGTGATGTTGACGGTGGCGTTGGAAAGGAATGTGCTGGTTGGCATGGTTGTCCTTTTGCTAGTTGCGCCGTACGGCTACCCGCACGGTGAGGTCGTATGTCGGCAGTTCCTGCCCGCCGCCAATAATCATTACAGACGGGCGCAGGTCTGTCACGGCTATTGCCGAATTCATAATCGCGTCGGCCTGTGTGAGCAGCCAATCGGATGCGTCCTGATTACCGGGCGGTGGCGCGCAAACACGAATACGCAACGTGATATCGCCCACGTTGTATGTAAACGCTTCCACGGTAGGTAGTTCCAGAAAGAACGTCATGGGTCGAGCGTTGCGTGGATCGGTGACAACCTCGTAGCCAAGGTTCAGGGCCACCAACGCGGTTTTAGTGGTGTTGACCGCGTCCCACAGAATGCCAGTGGCAGCCATTTACGCGACCTGCGGACGGCCAACACCCAGCAATTGCAGAATGCGCCCAAGGGCTGACGGCACCGGAAACGTCCCCATTGAGTCAAACGAGGCAAAGGAGTCCGCTGAGCCGCGTTCCCGGTACAAGAGCGCGGCGTACATGATGGTGCCGAGGGTGACGTCCCCGCCGGGGCTGGTGGTCAGGCTGTCCTGCCCGTAACCAGACTCGACACGGCGACGGTACGCAAACGCGTTTGCGGCCGACACGCACTTGGTTATGAACGCGGTGTCATTGGCGGTGGCGACGGCAATACCCAGCCATTCCTCCACGTTGGCGTTGGTAATCCATGTGCAGGTTTGCGTCCAAGTGACTGTGCCAGTCGAGGTCAGCACACCCCATTCAACGTCGTCGCCGACGTCGTAGTACAGCAGTTGGTTCTCGACGGGTTGGAGAACGTCGTAGAGCCATTCGCCGGTGTCGGCGTCGGTGCCCAGAAACTTGTATTGGGGGCAGGCCAGCACGGTGTTGACGCCGTCAAAGCCGGTGCCAACCGAGGCAACCGTGATGGATTGCCCCGGCTGGATGTCCGTGCTTGTGAGGGTTTGCACCACGGCGTAGTTGTCGAGCCGTTGCCGTGCGATGACTGTGTATACCGCCATTGGCGGCCTCCCTTACGCCTGCGTGATCTTGCGGATCATGCCCGGGATGGCAGCGAACGTGCTGACGTACCCGTGGAAGGACATGGTGCGCCCGAGCGTGGAGGGAACCTCGACGGACATGAGGCCGCGCTGCTGCTCGTAGAACTCGTACGCGTCGCCTGCGCCCTGACCGACGCGGGTGATAATCATGGTCTTGGCGGCGAAGTTGCTGTCCACGACCAGTTCAAGGCCGAGCGGGTTGCCGTTCCACGAGACCGCGTTCTGGGAGCCGAGGGCGTTCTGCCCGGACAGGCCGTTGGCGATGAACGGGAACACGGGGCGACCGGTGGAGTCGGCCAGTTTGCCCAGTTGCGCCCACACGTCCACGCTGACGAACATGTGCGTGGGCATCCAGTTGCGCCCTGAGGACACGTCCTTGGCGGCGTCGTACACGCTGGTGAGCAGGTCGGCAAGGGTGCCGTCCCACACGCCCGACGAGGTTGCTGCGGTCAGCAGGTCATCAGCGCACTTGTTGTCCGACGCAATCATGTACTCACCCATGAGGTCGTTGAGGATCAACTGCATTGCGGCGGGGTTGGTGAAGTCAATGTCCTGCACCGACAGCGTGACCTGACCGGCGAGGGGGGTCTTCGTGACGCTGTTGGACGCAATGACCATGGTCTGTGCGGTCACTGCCGACAGTTCGGTGGACTGCACACCGACGTCGGTGTGGGTCGTGATGGTGGGACGAATGAACGTCTTCTGTGCGCCACCGTCCGGGTACGCGCGAGCGCCCACGGCGTTGACGACCGGGCGCAGGAACGCAATGTCCTGCACCAGCGGTCCGAGCACCGGGACCGGGAGCAGGCCCGGGGTGTCCGTCGTAAGAACGTCACCGGCTGCGGCCTGCAGGGTGCCGCGCTGTGCGACAGCGGCCTCACGGTACTGGGCGTTGATCTTGGCGAACGTGTCGCCACCGATGTGCATGGCGGCAAGGTAGTCGGCTGCGGACGGCATCCGGTACTCGCGCTTGGCCTGCGCGGGCAGTGCCGGGGTGGGGACGGCTGCGGCCTCGACGACCTCTGCCTGTGCGGGTGTTGCTTCCACGGGTTCCTCCTCTGGAACTTCTGGGGTTTCGGTTTCGTCGGGATCTGTTGCTGCTTGCGCGGCTACTTCGGTGATGGTAGCACCTGCGAACGCCGGTATGGGAACAAGTGACAATTCCATCCAGTCGGCTTCCTCGACAATCATGCGGCCCTTGTCGTCGTATGCAAACTTTGTTGGGTTGACGCCGACGGACACGTCCATGACGCCGTCACCGGCAAGCACCAACGCTTCGTCGCCGAGTGCGGTGCGACTGATTTTCATGGATGCAAGCATGGCTTCGGGGGTGTCGACGCGTTCCGCGACGATGCCGACGGGCTTGGATGCGTCGTGGTACATGAACACGCGGGGGGCTTTGCCGTCCACCGGCAGCGACCCGGGCTTGAATGACACTTCGGTGCCGTCCGAGACAGTGGCGAACGTGTTGTACGGCACCGCGATGGCGTCGATGCGGCGTTCTCCTTCGCCGTCGTTCTTGGCGGCGATGATGGAGACATGGTCGGATGTGAAGCGGATCATGCCAGTTCCTCCTGTGTGTTTTCCTGTGGTGTTTGCATTGGGTCTTCGACGTCGAGGGTGTCGGCCGCGACCATTTCACCTAGATAGTCGTCGGTGTCAAACTCGATGTAGGTGCCGTTCGGCAGGATGTTGTTTCCGCTCAGGGTTCCGGCGATGACTTCGGCATACATTTTGGTGCCGTAAATCCACAAGTCCCAGCGCGACTCTTGGCTGTTTGTGTATGCGTATGACCCGGTCGGAACACCCAGCAGATACGGCGGGATGTTGCAGATTTGGGCCATTTGCAGAGCCGAAAACTGTGCCGACTCAATCAGCAGCATTTTGTCGGGGGTTGCGCTTGTCGCCTCGTAGGTCAGGAACTCGTTTAGGGCTGCGGTTTGGTTGGAGGCGCGGGCCGCGTTGAACGCAGCCGACAAATCCGCAAGTTCCTGTGCGGAGAGAGGTTCACCACCGACCTGTCGGAGAATGCCCGAGGGGATGGATGAAGAGGCGTTCCGTAGCCGGGCGTCCTCAATTTTCAGGGCGGTGGTGATTGCTTGTTCAGAACTGTAAATGACGCCCTGAGTCGAACTGATGAACTGCACAAGGTTGACCGGGTCAATTGCGCCGCCCTGAAAGTAAACCTCGTTGGATGGTGCGTACCAGACGGGGCCGGACTGATCCTGTGTCGTGATGGATCCTGCGGGGAGCCGGGTGAAAGATGCGGGGAAGCCGTCTTGGGTGCGGCTGGTGATGTACCAGAACGCCCGCCCAAAGAAGAACAGGTCGTCGAATGTCCATGCCATGAGGGTTTCGTAGGTGATGGACGGGTCGGGGCGGCGAAGCCATGACCGCGGCGCAATTTCTTCGTCTTCCATGTCGCGGGTCTGGTCGTTCCAGCGTTCCCGATACATTTTCAGCGGCATGGCCGACAGGACCGATGCGTGGAGGTCGCGGGCACGGCTGATGGCTGGCACCTGTATTGCCCGGTCACGCAGTTCACCCTCGACGTAGGTGTAGTACTGACCAATCATGTTTACACCTTGGTTTTGGGTGTAGTAACTGGAGCCGACAGCGGCAGCTTTGGTCACCTGCGGCGGTGAAATCTGGGCTTTGGTTTCTTTGCGTGTAAACAGTGCCATGAGAGATGTTGCGGCCTCGCCCGACACGGGGCCACGCCAGCACCATACAGCACTAGGAAACTACAAGCATGGGTTTCTGTTTTGTTTGCGGACGGCTTACCAATGCGATGGCCCATACCGCGGTTCGGGCCACCTCGATCGGGCCGGGGGATTTCTGGCTGGACAGCACATACCCTTGCGCGGTCTTGACGCCTACGGCACGGTTCATGTGTTCCGACAGGGTGCGGGCATTGGTGTGGATGACGCGGCCTTCTTGGATCATGGAGCGGACGAGGCTGGTGAATTTGAGTAGTTCGCCGTAGCCGACGAGGGCGTAGCGGCGGGCATACTCTGGTGGCAGATGCAGTTCCAGTGTTGGCGTCACTGCAAGGTTGACCGAACGGTCCGCCATGACTCGGGCGACGTGTTCCCACATGGCGTCCTCAGAGTCCACCACAAACTCAACATCCACCATGATTTGGCCGTCAGCGACGGTGGCGCGGGTGCCGACATAGCGGGCCTCATCCACCGACGAGTCGATGGCTAGTACTCCGCCGGGCGGCATTGGGCGGGTGGTAGCGCAGGACTCCCACACCCCCGGGTCAAGCATTGCGCCACGGGTGGTAATCCACTGGTTTAAATGCGCCCGCAGGAACGACTCCTTTTTGGACGCAGCCCGCAACGCCTCAATGGTGACGGTGGTGCCCAGCGCGGGGTTGGCCCAACCCCACCACTGCTCGTCCTTAGGGTCGGCCCCCATCGGCATCGACCACTCCGCAAAGTAGGTGTCGGTCTGGGTGCCAGCGTCAATGTCCG